TGCCCTGACCTGCAGGTTCGCGTTCGGTTGTCACGGTGCTGGTGGACGCCCCGGAGGACGTTCGGTCCTACCAGTACATCGTACCCGTTCACGCGACCAGTGAGACCGATACTGACGAACGCCCGGATAGTCTGACGAACGGTCGACCGATGGCCGAGCACGTGACGAACGGTCGATTCCCGGGGACGAACGAGACGCTTTGCGTCGTTCCGATGCGGATGTACACGACGAACGGACATATACGCTGACGAACGGTCGACTAGTATGCTGAGCTGCAGATACAGTACCCGCGTGGAATACCCCCATGGGTATGTTCCTTTGCGCTGGTAGATACCCCCATGGGTATGCATCCCTGCCTGCAGCTGACCGACGGGTAAGCCCGGTGCCCCTATGGGTATCGTGACCTGCGCATATGCGCTACCCATGCGCGTGCCATGTACCCTGACCTGCGCAGCGGCTCGGGGGGCCGCCGCCCCCTTCAGGGGCCCCTCCGGTGCCTATAGATTCCTACCCCTCTCTATTACGGGGCCCCCCCGAAATACCCCCCGGGGGTATCCCACCTGCGGGAACGCGGATGCGGATGCGACGGGGTGCGGAGAAATCGCAGGTCGATACCACCCACAGACCCATGTGAGGAGGTGTATACCCCCCATGAAGCAGCGTAGAGGCAGGAGCCACCCGCGCATCGTCGATGTGACGCACAACCTGTGCCCTTGGTGCAAGCATCCCTTCGACGTGCGCATCCCCGTCATCGGGGAGGAGGGCTGCGACTGGGCCTATGGCCACTCGACAGGGGACGAGTTCATGTTCCACTTCTCCCTCGACTGCACGGGTCAGGAGGACCCCGAGGTCATGAACGTCAACGATACCCACGACTACATGTATCAGGGGGTGAGATGATGCTGACATCAATCCAATGGGCCGCCATCAACCATATCGTGGCCTACGAGCTCTCGGCACCCGCGTCCCGGCGCTCACATCAGGACTTCGCACGCGACATCGGCATCGACCGCAAGATGCTCGACCGCTACCAGTCCTTCACCTACGAGTGTGTGGCCTGCGGCAAGAAGCATGAGAAGAAGACGCCGCCCACCGAGTGCCTCCAGTGCGCCAAGAAGGACTTCAAGCAGACGGCACTGTTCCCCGAGTTCATCGCCGCGCTGAACGATGCACGCAAGCAGGCGCGTGAGACGGGCGACTTCTACGCCGTGCGCACCCGGCAGTGGGCCTTGGAACAGCTGCGCCAGCTCTACGACGAGGTGAAGGAGCCTTCCGAGCGCCGCCAGATACTCAGGCAGATACGCGAGGAGACCGCGGACGTGGCCCAAAACGGCATCCCGGTCGACTTCACGCATGTCAGCGACGAGGACTTGGAGAAGATGGTCTTGGCCGAGAAGACCGAGGGCGAACTGGCGTTCGCCACGACGATACTAGGGGGTGTGAAGGAATGGGAACAGGACTCACGGTCGTTCTGATGGTGCTCGCCTACAGCCTCGTGTTCTTCTTGGGCTACTCGCTCGCGCTGTGGAGCTGCGACAAGCGCTTCGCGGCCTACAAGGAGGGCCTGCACACGGGCTGGGACAAGCGCGATGTGGCCGGGATGGCGAACGGCGAGAACCATATCGCCGATTCGGAGGTCCCGCTGCAGCGTCCGGTGGTGCTCTCCATGTTCGAGCCGCCGGATTTCAGCCACGAGGAGGAAGAGGATGACGCCAGCTGAGCGCAGAGCGCTCTTGCTCACGGTCACGCTCGGCGCTCTCGCCGAGGGGAAGGGCTCGCTGACACAACAGCGTGCCTATCAAGAGTTGGAGTGGCGCAAATGTGAGCGCGACGTCGTCTACTGGGCCGAGCGGTACGCCTACATCGTGCACGCCGGGCGCATCATCAAGTGGCATCTGTGGCCCATCCAGAAGCAGATACTGAGAGACCTGCAGAACGGCATCCCCATCGTCGGCGTGAAGGCGCGGCAGCTGGGGGTCACCTCGACCGTGGCGCTCTACGCGCTCTGGGACTGCATCTTTCACGACGCCACGGTGTGGGACAACCTCTCTTCGAGCGAGGAGAAGGCCAAAGACATCCTCAAACGTGTGCAGGCGACCAAGGACAGGCTGCCGAACTGGATGGTGGAACGCGCATCCAAGCGTGCGGGCCTGAATCTGGACAACAAGAAGCGCGACAAGGGCGACTCCATCAAGCGAATCAGCTTCGGACTGTCCGAGATGAAGATTGCGACCTCCACGGTCAAGTCGGTGCAGGGCGCATCGAACAACATCAACCTCGATGAGGCCACGTTGCACTCCGATTTGAAGCGGAAACTTCAACACATGTTCGCCACCCTCGAAGGTGGCGGCGGAATCGGAGCGGTTATCGCCAACGGCAACGGTGAAGACGACTTCTTCTGGTTCTACCAAGCGGCCAAACGCGGCGATAACGGCTTCAAACCCTACTTCTTCTGGTGGGGAGACGCTCCCTACCGCCTGAACGGGGCGATTCTGACCACACGCGAGGGAAAGAAGCTCCCGGCGCAGAGATTCAGCCGCGACGAGCTCTTGGCGGCCATGAATTCGGGCCGTTTGGACTCCCCATGGTACAAGACCATGGAGAAACGCTTCCTGATGAAGCATCCGGAGGCCGACATCTTCGCTTTCAAGGCCATCTACCCCTCCAACGAGCAGGAAGCCTTCTACATCAGCGCCAATTCGCGCTTCTCGCTGGCCATCGTGAACCAATTGATGGACGAGATACGCCTGAAGCGCGAAAAGGACGAGCTCCCGGTGCAATACGGCGATTTGGAGCTCGGGAGGGACGGCTACGAGGTCATCCCGCGCACGAACGGCGCGTGGCGCGTCTTCATGGAGCCGCGTCCGGGCCATAAGTACGTCGCGGGCATCGACTCCGCAGCCGGAGGCAACGCCGGGGACTATTCGGCCATCGAGATGCTCGAACTGCTCGAAGACGGGGCCGCCCGGCAGGTGGCCGTCTATCAGGCGCGAGTCGAACCGCCCGTGCTCGCGTACGAGGCCATCAAGGCCGCCAAATGGTACAACGACGCCTATCTGGTGCCGGAGGCCAACTACACGGGCGGACTGCTCATCGACCACATCAAAGCGGAGTACTGGAACGTCTACATGCGCAAACAGCGCCTCGACAAGGCCTACATCAGCTTCCCCATCAGCAACCTCGGCTTCTGGACCGATTCGAACACCAAACCGAAGCTCATAGGCAACTTGGCGACCGCTTTGGCACGCGGGGACATTGAATTCTTCGATTCAAAGACCCTCGACGAGCTCGGACACTACGAAATCAAGGATGACGGCCTCAGGACCGGAGCACCGAAGGGGATGACCGACGACTTGGTCATGGCCCTCGCTCTGGCCTACGAGGGGGTCATGGACATCGAAATCTACCACGTGAACCAGAAACCACGGGAGCTGGCGATATGGGAGGAGTGATGACTGATGCCAGATACCATCAAGCGCAGTGACGCTTCCCGCCTACAACTGGTCGAGACCTGCTATACCGAGGGTCGCCGCTTCCGAGACAAGGACACGGCTATCCCGAACCCCTTCGGGGACGGTGAGATAGACAGCCCGTGGTACTACTATGACAGGCTGGTGAGGGGCTTCCAGTGGGACTACATGGCCAGCATGGCCTCGTGGGTCTCACGCCCCGTGAAGAACCTCATCCACATGGCTGTCGAGTCGTACACGACCATGCTCACCGACAACAACCCCAAGTTCGTCGTCATCCCGCGGGAGGAGACGGACGAGGAGCTCTCCGAAATCGTGCAGGCCGCCGTCGAGTACTGGTGGAAGGAAGAGCACTGCCAAGAGAAAGTGGCCATGGCGGTCAAGTCGAGCCGCATCTACGGAATCGGCTGGCTGCACGTGCGCTATGATTCAGCGACCAAGAAGGTCGTGCTGGAGATGGTTCCAGCAGAGAACGTCATCGTGGACCCGGACACGACCGTCGACAACTTCAACCCCACGTGGGTCGTCTACGAGTCGCGTGCGCAGATAGGCGAGCTCATGGAGCTCTACCCGGACCACGACTTCAAGCAGTTCAACCCCGACTGGATGCCGGGCGTACAGCCGGACCGGGCGGACTACGACCGCTACTACGACAACCCGAACCCGGCCCAGTCCTGCGCCGTGTACCAGCTCTGGTACAAGGACCCCAAGAAGATTGTCTGGGAGGACGAGGTCGGCAACTCCATCGTCAAGAAGAGCAAGCGTGCCTATCCCGGTGGGGTGGTCATCACCGTGGCCGGGGGCCAAGTGCTCGACGAGAAGGAGAATCCCTACAAGCACAAGCAGATTCCGTTCACGCCCGTGCACGCCTATCCTCTGCCCGGTCGTTTCTACGGCATGGGTGATGTGCAGAACGTGCTCAACATGCAGGTCATGCGCAACCGCATGAGCCAGTTCATCTTCGACCAGACCTGCAAGTCCGGCGGCGGGTACATCCTCGTCGGTCAGGGCTCAGGGCTGGACGTGAACGATGTCAAGAACGCCCTCATCCAGATTCTCCCTGTGCGCGATGCGAGCACCAACTCGTTCCGCGTGGAGAGGCCCCCGCAGCCGAGCAGGCATGTGTTCGACTACATCGCCATGCTCGACAAGGACGCGGACGACGTCGTGGGCATCCACGACATCACACGCGGTACGTTCGTGCCGGGCAACAAGACGGCGCAGGAAGTGGCCGTTCTGGCCGAATCCGACCGTACCCGCGTGCGGATGGCCAGCCGCTGGCTGACATGGGCGTTGGAGCGCGTGGGCAATCAGGTCTTGGCCTGCTGGGAACAGTGGGCGGACCAGAAGCTCTTCCTCGCACTTGCGGGCAAGGAGACCATTCCTACGCCCGAGGGTGAGGTCGTGCAGCCTGTTCGTTACCGGGAGTTCGACCCTGCCGAGGTGCTGCGTTCCAGCATGAAGAAGGGTCTGCGCTTCGACCTCAAGGTCGAGGACACATCTACTCTTCCGGCTACACAACAGGAGAAGAACAACCAGATAGGCATGCTCCTGCAGTGGGGCGTCATACGCCCGCAGGACGTGCTGAAGTACGAGCTCGTGGACATCCCCCATGCGGACGAGATTCTCGCCGACCAGCTGCAGGTGCAGCAGGCCGAGGCCGAGATAATGTCCGCCCCGGAGAATCCGATGGACCAGCTGATGGCCGGAGGCGGCGGACCCGCTCCGCCCGCTACACCGCAGCTGCCGCCCGACGCGATAGCGCCGATGCCGCCCGCGGCGGGTGTGACCCCCGCGGACCTGCAATCCCTGCCGCCCGAGGCTCTCATGCAGATAGCCGAGCAGGTGGCCGGGGAGACGGGCCTCTCGCCGGACGAGATTCTCTCCCAGATGTTCGGGATGATGGCAGGAGCGTGATTCCATGCCCTATTCGGAGCGTCCGCCCGCTCTGGTGCTCCCCGAGAGCCCGGAGGGGCGCAGGTACTTCAACCAACACGTAGTCGACGAAGCGAAGCCGCAGACCAAGTTCTGCCCCGACTGGAAGGACTCGGGGACGGTCGTGCTGGCTTCCTGTGACATGGACAGGCCCATGGACTTCAACGCCTGTCTCAACCGCCGCTCAGATGGCGTGCGGTTCAACAATTGGTGCTATCGGTGCATGGCGGGTTATCCGTTCGTGAAACAGCACGTTTACGATGCGGAACGTCCCTCAGACCGCGCTATCACCGTTTTCGACAAGCCCAGTCGATGAGCACACCCTAATGGCCAACACGGCACGCGCCGAAACGTCGTCCGACCGTAACACGGATACCCCCCGGGGTATTCGGTTCTGGCGGTGGCAGGACGAGGCAAGTAGGCGTGTAGTCGGCTAGAGCTAAGTGAGGTGAATCACTATGGGCACTGAAGAGTACGATGAGACCATGGAGGAGGAGGAGTTTCAGGGCTTCCCCAACGAGGGTGCCGCTCCGGAGACGGAGCCCGAGCCCGAGGCGGAGGAACCGGAAACCGAACAGCCTCAGGTACCAACACCGGAACAGCTCCAGAAGAAGGAGCATGACCTGCAAAAGGGATTCGAGGAGGTGGCACGGCGCAAGAAGGAGCTGGACGAAATCCAGTCCCGCTTGGCTGCCGGAGCCATCGAAGAGGATGAGGACTTGGAGCCCGAAGCGGCTGAAGACCTTACCCCTGAAGCCCGGGAGATTCTCAAGCGGTTCGTGTCGAACGAGTTCGGCCCCGTCTTCAACACTGTTGAGACGATGTATGCCGAGATGGTGAACAGCGAGCTCTCACGGTTCGCCTCCGAAAAAGGCGTGGACGAGGCGACCCTCGTCGAGACCATACGAGACAACGGCCTGTTCCCCAAGGACTACTCGCTCGCGTCGGCCAAGGAGGTGTACGAGCGTGCCTACGCTCTGCACCGGGCCGAGAACTTTGACGAGAAGACTCTCGAAGAGCGCATCAGGGAGAAGGTTCTCTCCGAGCTCGCGGAGCAGGGTGTGAGGGTCGAGGGCGTCTCGCCCAAGGCCAGCACTCCACCTGAGCCCGAGGCGTCAGGAGAGTCTGTCTACGACATGACTCCTGACGAGCGGCTCAAGCACCTCCAGCGCAAGCATCCCGATTGGAGCTGGTGATTGGAACCGCCATGGTCATGGAAGCCTCTACAGGGAGGTGAAATTCCATGGCAACTGGCAAGACTTATGAAGGTGCGAACACCCTGACTAGGGGTGTCATCAGCGACATCGAAGAGCAGGCCTACAAGATGCTGTACGAGGGACTTCTCGTTCCGCGTCTCTGCAAGCCCGTTGGGCAGGGTCAGAAGGGCAAGAGCATTATTTTCCCTTATTTCGACCCGACTGCCTTCGCTACGGCGGCCTCCGTGCTCGCTGAGCAGAACGACTTCACCACGTACCAGCAGCTCTCGAACGCATCGGTCATCCTGTCCGCCTCCGAGTTCGGCATCGCGTCCTTCGTGACCGACGTCGTCAAGGAGGACAGCAAGGTGGACATCCCCTCCGAGCTGGCCCGTCAGCAGGCTATCGGCGTCAACTACAAGTACGAGAGTCACGCCCTCGCCCGGCTTTCCGCCGGGTTCACGACTGGGACCACCACTGGTTCCAGCGCGACAACGGGCTTCAGCTTCTCGCACTACGCCGCCGCTCGCTCCAAGATTGACGGCAAGATGCTGACCGTTCCGGGCCGCAAGGTCGCGGTCGTGCCGACCTACAGCTGGTTCCTGACCGCAAAGAGCACGTACGCCGAGGCGACGAGCTCTCGTACGGCTGGGACTCTGGGTGGTGTCGGTGACACGGTTGTGAACCAGTACTACATCAACAGCCTCTTCGGAGATGTCGATGTGTACCGTTCCAACTACATCACCGCCTCCAGCCTCAGCGTCGGCTACATGTTCGTTCGCGACGCTGTCGGTGTTTGGACGCCTCGTGACTACCGCCTTGAGAAGGAGCGCAACGCTTCTGCTCGTGGCGACGAGCTCGTCTCTACCATGCGTGCATGCATCAAGGTCCTCATCGCCGGGTACGGCGTGAGGATGGTCATGTACTCCAAGGTTCCGACACCGTGATGAACTGACGTCTAGTGGAGGGCTGGTCCACCCCCTGCCAGCCCTCCACACACTAGGGGGTGAGTGAATGACTCGAAAGGGGCTCATGGTCCATGGGATGTTCCCCTGTATCCGTGTGGGGAAGACGACCGAGGCCATGAACACGAAAGGCTGGGAGCATGACGTCCTCTCGCTCCTCTACCCGCCACAGCTGGAAGAGGCGTACAGGCATGTCATCGCTCTCCGCAACGGTACGAGGGACGACTTCAAGCGTGTCATCGAGAACAGCGATGCCGAGATAATCCAAGTGCACAACGAACCCAACTGGCCCGTCGGTGCCGCGAAGGACGTCGCGAACGGCAGGCCCGTCATCATGAACGTGCACGACATCGGCTCCATGCGAGGGCACTGGATAGACGTCGACCCCGAGGGCAGGTACCGCGAGGACGAGGCCTACCACCGTGCCGACGCGCTCGTGTTCACCGCTGTAGAGCAGCGTGAGTACGGCGTCGCTCATGGTCTCGTACCCGCGAACAAGCGTTTCATCGTGCTCCCGAACTACGCATCCCGCGAGACGTTCGTGGAGTACTACAAGGGCAAGCCGCCGCTGCCGTTCATCGGCGGGGTGGTGTACGCGGGTGGTGTCGACAGAGCTGGCTCTGGGAAGTGGAGGGACCTCTCCCCGGTCGCTGAGACGATACCGCTGCACATCTATCCCGGCGGTCCGAATCTGGACTACGGCATCCGGCACGACCCCATCCTTGCCTATCCGCTCCTTATCCAGCACATGGCCCGCTACGACTGGGGCTTCACCGGGATGCCGCGCAAGATTGATGCGTGGCGCTTCACGCACCCGAACAAGGTGTTCGAATATCTGGCTGCGGGCATACCGTTCATCGCGATGAACAGCGACGCTCTCCAATGGCTCGTCGACGAGGGACTCGGCGTGGCATGCGAGACGCTCGAAGAGCTGCAGCAGATAGTCAAGAACGTGGACCCGGCCCCGTACAAGGAACGAGTGATGGAGCAGCGGCACCGCTTCTCGATGGAGTACAACATCGACGAGCTGGCCAAGCTCTACGACGAGCTTCTCGAAGGGGGTGTGAAGGATGAAGGTGACGGTAGGCATCTGTCACTACAATCAGAACGAGCTACTGGAGCGGGCCCTATTCTCGGTCCGACAGCAGCAGTACTCGGACATCGAGCTCCTCGTGGCCGATGACCACTCCCCGGTGACGCCCGTCGTACCTGACGGCGCACACCTGACGGTTGCGCCGCAGAACACCGGGAATTCGCTCTGGGGCTGGAACCAGCTCATCGACGCGGCAACGGGGGACTATCTCTTCCTTCTGTCCGGCGATGACGAGCTCCTGCCCACCAGCATTGAAGATTGCGTTCAATGCGCCGAGAAACGCGGCGGGGACTGGATATACGGTGGTCTGGAGGTCATCGACAGGGATTCGAAGACCATCGAGATGTGGGACTACGCCGGAGCGCCGACAGAGCCCGTGAGGGCGCTCGCGACGCTCTTCATGCGCAAGCAACTGCCCCTGCCGTTCGTCGGCATGTGGCGCGTTGAATGGTTGCGTTCAAACGGCCTGCACGCGGTCCCGTTCCCCGATATGACCGAGACGGTCGACACATCGACATCCATCCACTGGTTGCGCTGCTGGCCGCGCATCAGGCGCGTGCCCGTGCCAATCGCCCGCTACCGTCGGTACGGCGGTCAGGAGACCGAGCGCATCGACCGGGACAAGCTGGCGCAGCAAATCGACAAGGTATACCACGAGTTGTTCGACGACGAGACCCTGCGTCTCTTCTCGACAGCGGTAAGGGGGTGAGAACGTGTACGTTTTGGTGACTGGTGCCAATGGCACCGTCGGGCGCGTCCTCTGTGACGTGCTGGAGCTTGCAGGCCATACGGTGACTCGCAGCGGCGTAGAGCTGCTGGACAAGCCGGGCTACAAGCCTATGGACATCCTGTACCCGGACAGCGTGTACGACACGCTCCGCCCGATGACCCAGCAGGTGGTCATCCACCTCGGGGCCGAGATGGGCATAAAGAACGGCGAGTACTTCCCGCATCGCATGATTGAAGCGAACGTGCTCGGAACGCTGAACATCGTCAACGCTTGCAAGCAGGCCGGGATGCGGCTCATCTACGTGTCCTCCTCGGACGTGTATGGACGCCTCTTCGATGAGGGTCCTGTATCCGAGGACATGGACATCCCGGCGAGCGCTCCCAAGAACATCTACGCTCTGGCCAAGCTCATGAGCGAACAGGTGGTGCGGCACTCCGCCGTCACCACGCCCTGTCTGCTCAGGGACCCCGTCATCATCCGTCCAGTCATGCTCTACGGGCCCGGCGAACTGCCCACGCAGTGGC